GGGGGGGGACCCAGTGGGGCTAGACCGACCAACCCGGCCCGGCGCAGCCGATATGGTCCCATAACTCACCTCCAACTCTATCTCCACCCAAGTTTTCTCGTACCCAATCGTTGAGCGCTGGAACCGAGTCCGCGACGATAGATATGCCCCCGGGCGTACTGTAAGGCCCCCGTTCGATCCGATATCTCCAGTCAGCGTACTTGCTGAGCCCCACAAATCCAACGCAGAGTGATCGTGGATCCAGCTTCGCGCACAGATCAAAAAATTCGTCACGAGTTTCTGCCAGGATAATCTCAGGCCATGGAGATTTAGCTTTAACAGCCACTGCTCCGCTCGGCCGTTCAAGTGTTCCCCCGACCACGTCGCTATCCTTGATTGCATAATCCACATCCATCACTGACTCATCCAAGCTTCCACTGCACGAAACAATGGAAATGAATTCCCCCATCAGCGTGATTCTCTCTTCCGATGATGCACTCCCCTCCAGTTTGCTCAACAGCGTCGACAATCGCCTGAGGATCGAGTCCTTCAGATTGGGAGTAGGTAAGGAGGACATGTTCGCCGTCGAATTGAAATTTGCGGGGCATGGCACGTGATGAGGGAGAGAAGACTTTTAATATTATAGTCTTCTCTCTGTCCTCCCTCCCCTCCCTCGCCTATATATAGGCACCCACCCACCTCGAGCAAACAGCGCAAACATGTCCTACACCTCGTACCCCCAGTACCGAACTTGTTCCTGCTCTGCCCTTACCCCTCACGCCAAGGACTGCCAACATGCGCTACCAAAGGTCGAGCCGTCTACGCGCATCCAACCGTTACGCAAGAAAAAAAAGTGCTCGGACTTCCAGGCCCCGACGTTACGCCGCGAAGAAGCGAACCTATCGCAAAAAGCGCTCAATGTCAAGAAAGTCCATTTTGAACCTAACGTCGATCAAAAAGCGGGACACGATGCTTGCGTACACCAACTCAAGCGCGGCTGAGCAGCAGGGTTCCACAACGTACACGTCACTGCCTGCCATTGTAAATGGCGGTCAAGGCCCCAATATTGTGGCTGCATTCCTTTGGTGCGCCACTGCACGTGACAACACAACCAGCAATGCCAACTTCCAAGGCACGAAATTCAATCTTGCCACTCGCACTTCCACCACCCCTTACATGATTGGCCTCAAAGAGGCTATCGAAATCCAAGTCAGCACAGGCATGCCATGGCAATGGCGCCGTATTTGCTTTACCTTCAAGGGCCCACTTGGGCTTACGTATGACTCCGGTACATCAATTGCTACGGAAACGAGCAACGGTTGGATGCGCGTAGTCAACCAAATCCAGGGTGACGCCGGAGGCGGACAACAATACATTCTATTTGAAAAGTTATTCAAGGGTCAAAACGCCACTGATTGGAACGACCCCATGACCGCCAAGGTCGACAACACACGTGTCACCCTACGCTATGACTCAACCTGCAGTTTAGCCTCAGGTAACGAAGACGGATTTATCCGCAAGTACAACCGATGGCATTCAATGCGCAAGACGCTAGTCTATGACGACGACGAATTAGGAGGTGGCACTAATGCAAGAACACTATCTACGGAAGGCAAAGCCGGTATGGGAGATTATTATGTTTTAGATTTATTTAGAGCTAGACAGGATTCGGCCACGACCGATCGTCTTAGCTTCAGACCAGAGTCTACTCTGTATTGGCACGAAAAATAGGTGCCAACAGCCTAATGAATACACAATTGCCGTTCAACCAATCAATGTCCGCCCCCTTGTCGTGACGCGGGTCTTCATTTGACAACCAAATGCTTGGCCTGCCCCAATCAATCAATTTCTTCCCTTTGTACTTATCTGTCGCGTAGAATTGCGACTGACAACCCAACCAAAACTTGTAGCCGTGAAAGAATTCAAGTCCTCCTTGCATATCATCAAACACGGCATAATCCACATCCATCACTGACTCATCCAAGCAGAACAAACCTCCAAAATAGGCATGGTTGCCGAGAGACCGTGCCCACAATGTCTTGCCAAGACGGGTTTCTCCGTACAGACACAAACTCATTCTTCTGCCTAATATACGTCAGTTCAGTCCACATCTAACCCAGAAAGGGCGCGTCTCTGCACCACTGGGGGGTGGTCCCCCCAGGGGGGGGACCCAGTGGGGCTAGACCGACCAACCCGGCCCGGCGCAGCCGATATGGTCCCATAACTCACCTCCAACTCTATCTCCACCCAAGTTTTCTCGTACCCAATCGTTGAGCGCTGG